CTGCATGGAACTTGAAGCGTCGATTATATGTAGGGCGCTTCACAAACAAGAACAGCAGTGCCGGCAAACCTTTTCGAAGTTTGTTCACATCCCATATGCCATGCGTACCACTAACAATGCCAGAGAAGTACTTGCCATGTGTCTTTGATCCAGAACGTGATCGCTGATAGATGTCACGCTGAGCACCCAAGCCTGACAATATCTTTTGAATCATTCCGTTTGTAACGTTACCGAACTTGTTCAGCTTCATTGTTCTGCTAGGCACAGCATACATACCAGAAGGCATCTGCCCCCTGCTGATAAGCAGCTTCTCAAAGCCTTTATAACTACGCCCACCACCTTCCATCTGCTCTTTCAAATACTTAACCGCAGCATTACCCTTGATTGCCTCATCTTTGATCTTTACAACTGCAACCAGCTTTGATTTGCGTGCAGGCAACACATAAAGAGAATTGAGCGTGTATCGAGTAGGACGATCAAACACCCTTGTCATCTCTATACGCTCATCCTTCTTAATATCTTGAGCTGTTTTAGTTAACGACTTAGCAATAGCAAAAGGAATTTGTTTCTGAACCTTATCTAAATATCGCTCAGTATTACTGATATCAACACTGATACTCAGACCGATCATGAACTAATCACAGCACCAGCTATTGTCACAGGAAAGTGCCAGCTGTTATCTTCATTACCACCACTCTGACCGGGATCATCTACCGAGACCTCAACCAACGCACTACCGGATTTAATATTTTTAACTGTGTCGCTATCAGTCACACCAGACACCTGTGACTCTTTAGGTATATTCACCCGAACAATACCGTTAGGCCAATCATTACCAGCATCAGCAGACGCAATCGTGACCTCATCACTCATTCGATATTGTTTATCCTGATCAACAATAGCAACCTTTAAAATAGTGCTCGCCCCAATAGGCACAGCCGTACCACCACGGGTTAGCGTGATCTCATTTCCAAAGTCATCACCAATATTAATTACAGGCAATGCCATTAAACTGGATCCGCAAACTCAATATCCCATGCCGGTACAGTCACAGTACCACCAGAGGTTAATGCTTGTGATGTGCAGGTTGTCACATAGATACTTGTAAGATCATCGATAACGACATGCGTTGCTGTACCTGATGACGCAATGCTGATAGCCGCTTGCTGTGCTACCGTTAACTTACGCCCACTCGTGTCACCATTCGCCTTAGTGAAGTCGACACCACTGATCGCTACACTTGCTAATGTAACAGCAGCAACGCCCGCTTTGTTTGCAGGTTGTGCTGAGCATACAGACAGCAATACGCAACCATCGATTGCATCCAGACCACCATCAAGCAATAAATCATCAACTGCTTTAACCATTAGCCTGCCTCACTCGCTTTATGACCATGCAATGTTGAATCAGCAATCACTTCACTGTGATGAATATCACGCTGATTATCTTTAACGCCCTCAATACTCACCCAACCTGCACGATGAAATGCCATCACATGCTCTTCCGTCATATCATCAAAGTCGTCTGAATCATGCGTATTGTTTTCTTTAAGGCGAACAGCACCGTGCAAGAACCCACCAGGTTCAATTACTTTAAATTCCATAACAAATCCTAATTAAATGTTACTCGACGTATCTCATTAGCTACTTCAACCAACCGGCTCTCATCAACAACCAGTACCGTTCTGTTTTCATTAGCCACAACCACCACCCGGTCACCCGTAACAGGAGCCGCGCCAGTGTTTAATAAAATGTTATCTACGAGGTGCGCATGAAGCGCACTATCAACAGCAAGAATATTTGCCTGAACTAAATCTAAGTTATCGACACCGTGACCGTGCACAGCATCTTGTACACTCAGTACGTTAGCCTGAGTTAAATCCACATTATCAATCGTATGGCCATGCAACGCGTCTTGCACAACCAGCACTGTTGACACATCGAGCGATAAGTTATCGACCGCGTGTGTATGCAGCGCATCATTAACCGCCAGCACATTCGCCTGGACTAAATCAACACCATCAACCTGATGACCATGCAGTGCATCATCAACCAACAATACATTCGCCTGCAGCAAATCTAAATTATCAACCGAATGAGAATGCAACACCGAATCAACCGACAAAATAACCGCTGTTTGCAGCACCACACTATCAACACTGTTCGCATGCAAAGTATCATCAACTACCAGCGTGTTCGCCTGAACCAATACAGGGCTGTCAACAGTATGACCATGTAAACAGTTTTGAACAGTTAAAGTAGCACCACCAGCCACAGACCCAAAAGCCCCGCAATCCCATGTTGCGCCTCTTGATGCGCCTATAATATCTATACTAAAAGGCCATGTGGCATCTGATGTTAAATCAGTACCATTACCAATTGCGCCCGTATCGCCACTATCAAGCGAGTAATCATCATTAGCTGAATCGGTATAAGTAAAAGTTTGCGACCATTTATTGCCGCTTGATCCGGCAGTATAAGCATCGCCTGCTACAGATTGGCTGTGCGTGTTATTAATACCGACCGCGACTGTTCCGCCGTATGTCAAGATTGCATCTGCCGTATCGATTATATTATTGGTTAAATAGCAGGTAGTATTATCTCTTAGAATACAACGACCAAGAATCGTATTGTTGTATAGATAGGTATCTATTGATGTACTGTTATGGTCATAAACTGATGTTGTTCCGGGGTCTAAAACACAATTACGGTACAAATAAGTACCAGTGTATGCCCCGCCATCATTAATAACACCCGATGTGTTGCCAGTATCTGCATTATTAATAATGCACCGATCAACCCTTATATCGATTCCGCTTGCATTCCACGATTGCGCAAGCGCAATTGACGAAGATGTATAAGTACTTTCAATCTGTACATCCTCTATTCTAAGGTGTTCTGCATAGTTCAATACAGACCGAGAAGTACTGGATGCAGAAAACCCAGTGACACCATATATACCACTTGCCTCCTGTCCAGAAGCTGCTTTTATTGTTAAATAATTAGATGCGCCAGTTGTAAACCCATTGAGCAAGCACTGAGTTGCGCTCACCTCAAAACCCGTCACAAAAAGAGTATGCGTATCTCCGTCAGTAACAAGGTTTGTGCCCTCGTTCGCCTCCCATTCAATCCAACTACCATAAGGATCTATCTCTGTACCCGCCCCTCCCGGGGCAGCAGCAGCATCTGTATATGTCGACTGAGCTGGCATTAAACAATATCACTATCTAACAATAACCGATCTTCACTTTTCTTCTTCAAGAAAGCTTTAAGCTGGCCCCACGTAATTGTTGTATATTTTTGATTTAATAACTCATCAACATTAGGAGTAGTCATAGTACCTAAGGCAAAACCCCAGTCTCGCACTTTATCAACTGAGCCAATAACATCTTCACGAGGCTTACACAAAACCCTGTTATATTTAACAATGGTTGCTGACGGCTCATTATCGACAAAAATAAAACCCAGTCTTGGCGATGCAACAGGTAAGTTATTAGGCACCCATTCATTACCAACTTTATTAGCCCAAGGTGATGGAGAATAAACCTTTACAATATCACCATCGATAAATTTCCTTGAATTTTTTGCAAAATCCAAAAAAACATTAGACTCATTAATCATTACTTGCAATGCCAGCGCCACGAACACCTACCTATTCAATCTTTCTTTTTCATCAGCTGCTTTTTAAATTCTTTAAATTCTCTGTCTTGTTCAGCCATTGTTGCTTTGTGCTTTATATCAACACGTGTGCGATAAATTTGCAGCGCCAAACCACAAACACCTAAAAACACACCAATGATCACACCCCAGTCATGAGAGGTAAGGCCACTGACAACAGCCACACCACCACCACCTACAGTTACATTCGGCCCAACCTTATCAAGCATCACGTTTCCCATTAGTGAGTTGTTTTAATTATGTTCGTTAATGTATTAATTCGGTTTTCCTGCAGCCGGTCGCGTGTTGCTAATCGGTTCAGCGGATCAGTTGCCAGGCATTCGAGTTCAGCTGCTTTTATTTTCGGTAACTGCAATTCATCCGGCAAAGGCAGCTTTGTAATGTGACTACTGCAGCTACTCAAAGCGATGCAAATCAGAATGCCTATTAATCGGTTCATCTTTAATTGCCTGTTCTGCCTCTTTATCATCCAACACCACATTCATAGCGTTAGCTTCAATTTTTAAATCATCAATTTCACGCTGCTGCAACTTACTCTCAGCGCGATGACTGCGGTACATAAACACAGCCGCAACTAAACCCAAAACAAACAACAATGCTGTTTTAAGTTTACTTAACACCCACAGGGCCTGTCGTTTTCTTGCGTAAAAATGCCAGTGCCATCGAGCAGCCCAACATAATCCAACCGTAAGCATCACCCAGTTGCTCTTGCACCATCGGCAAATTAGCTTGGGCCGCACTCAGCAAACCCATAAAGGCCGCAAGATCATAAGTGCGCGATTTTTTAATAATACCGTTGTAAGTCATAAATCCACCGAACCAACCCACTGCCCCACTTCAAAACAAGGGCAGTCTTTACGATCATCCAGATCACGATGACCAACAATATCAACATCAGGAAAAATCAAACGAAAAGACTTTAATAATTCATATAGCGACTGATATTGAACACCTAAAAAATTCTCAGCAGGCTCACCCTCATCAGACAAACCACCCACCAAGCAAATACCAACACTGTCGGTATTGTGACCACGACAGTGCGCACCGATCACATCGATAGCACGACCTTGTTCAATTTCACCATCGCGCTTAATAACAAAGTGATAACCAATATCAGACCAACTACGCTCTTCAACATGCCACTTACGAATTAACGCAGCATCAACATCCATACTTGGCTTAGTAGCCGAACAATGAACAATGACCCTATCGATATCACGCATAAATCACCAATAAAAAAGACCGGTCGCCATTACGCGTTACCGGTCTGCTGTCGGGCGTGCCGACCAAGGCACATTGTTGCTCGCGTTATACGAGAGATGGATCACCCCCTACCTAACGAACGGAACAAACTGGAATAAAAACCCCCGGCATAAATGCGACTGAGAGAAACCGCGCCGGGGTCAACAACCAAAATGGAGTCTTACATGAAGCAACCTGTTATTTATTCCAGACATAAAAAAAGCCCTGCTGGGGAAGCAAGGCTTTTTCGTAAAGTCAGAAATAACAAGTTAAGCTATTTATACAACTAACGGGTTAACCCCGTCAATAGTTTTTATGCAATTTTTTTATTGATCTTATAAAAATACAAAGCATCGAGCCATGATTCTGCTTTTTGTTTTTCAATTTTATAACTCGACTTTGACAACTTTAATTTTTTAGCCACTTCAAAAATAGGCAACTGCCAGTAGTAATAATAATACAACGACTCATACCAACTCTGATTACGATCCCGCAATTCATTCATGCACTGCTCAACAAGTTCAGCCACATCCTCATCATAAACAACAGAAGTTCCACATGGAACAATCACAAAGTTAGTTTTAGTCGGGTAACCTAACTTAGGTAAATTAATATCACGTGACCAGTCACCCCACATTACCAAACACTTTTTAATTTCTTCTAAATCATCACGCGGCATTTTTATTCCCCTGTTCAAAATGTTGCTCACAAAACTGCTTAGCCTTTTCTGCCTTCTCTTGATCACTGCCATGACTAAATGCAGCAACCACTCTGTGCGGCCACTTAAACAGCCTGTCGCCTTCAGCGACCGGTAGCCACACCACATAAACCAAATTACCTTTTACACCCAGCGCTTCTACAAAATAACCAACATCAGACTGCCAGCGAATTTTGTTGATTTTCTGCCAGTTCATTAGGACGGATTACCCACAATCTTTTTTAATTCCTGAATCGCCTTATAACCAGCCCCTTCACGAGAGTAATCAATCTTAGGAGCCGGCAACCGTTTAAACTCCCTATGCGCTGCCTTTGGCGTCATATCCGCGAGAGCTTCTAAACAAAACCTTAAAAACTCCTGCAATTCAGGAGGCCACTTATCCGGCAGCATTAAGCATTTTGATAGCGCAACATCAATTGCCGCATCCAGCTTCTCATGCGGCAATACAGAGAGCTTTCGCTTCCATTTATCAAACTCCAGCTCACCAACCAGACCGAGCTTCATTTCTGCTTTAGTGCCATAAAGATCATGAAACTCGCCCCACAACCTCACCATCGATAATTCGACCACCTGAACCACTGTCTTCTGGTTCACCGATACCGACCGATCTGAGATAGGCATCTGCTGCCTCTTGATTTTTTTCAGCACTGGATTTGCGAACTGATTTATCGGGTCCATTACTCTTCTCCGGATTCAAAGATTTTTGTTTCAACTGCCTAACAATAGGATCTAAATATTTCACACCAAACGATTTTCCGTCCTGCACATTCATTGCACGACCAATTGCTTCACTTAAAAGATCTGAACTGATACCAATCGACAACCACTCAGATAAAACCTTTCTTGAATCTGTTCTGTTTATCCAGTTAACAGGCATCACTGTACCCAGTACTTCATAGAGCTGCTGCATCGTAGTATATTTATCTATATATCCGGATACCGGAGGTGGGTTCATCCTATCGGGTGTTGGTGTTTCATCCTCTGTTTTGTTATTGGTTGCTGATGATTCATAACTGCTTTGATTCTCTTTGTTTTTTTCTGGTCGCTGCTCTTCTTTTTTTTCGGTTTCTGCCTTGGTTGTTCCTCGGCTCATCCTGTTTTGAACGGACTTGTCCGACTCACTTAAAAGCAACTCAAAAACAAAGGGACCAATATCACTCCTGCGTTTCATCAAACCTATTTTTTCCAACCGGTTTAAATGATTACGGATCTTACCTCGGGTAAATTTCTCAGGCCGGTGCCTGCCTGGTATTAATGCAATATCCATAAGGTCAATAAAAAAACCCTCATTAATTCGATAACTAAAACCACTAACGCCAGTTTTAAAATCCATTACCCGTCGTAATGCGCAATACACTTTTAATAAATCCGAGGGTTCATCAAAAAGAAGATCCCACTCATCATCATTAATCAAAAATGCTGTCACGCAGCCACCCGTCCCGTTAACGTCATCACCATAATATTTGTCTGCGCATCAGTGGCGCTCAGCAGCCCCACATCGGGCAAACAACACACCATTACATACTTGCACTGCATAAAGTCTGCATGCTGCTGTGGTGTAAAATCAGCCACGTACTCGCGCAGCATTTGCAGTTGTTCAGGTGTTAAATCAGTTTTACCTTCACCCAGCTCAACCGCTATTTTTATTAAATCGTCCAACTGATCTAAATTAATGATCACCATGCCCAACTCCCTTTTTAGTTAACCGATAAAAATCATCCGGTGTCGTTCGTTCACGTAACTTCTTTAATGCCCGTTGTTCCAGTTGATGAATTGAATTGTGGTTACACAAACACACATCAGCAATATCTTTATGCGTTAATGTCTCGCCTGGTCGCTGCACAGCACACAGAACAGACAGGCCGATATCGATGTTGATGTTAACTGGCATTAAACAACTCAAACCCCTCAGAAAATGCCTCAAGGTATCGCCCGTTAAATTCAATAAACGACCACGGGTAACCAGACAGCGTGTCATAAACCATCAGTGCTTCCTGCAAGGTCTCGTATTCACCACTAAACTTACACACTCGCTCTTGATGCTCACCGTCATACTTGCCAGCTAATACATGAAACCTCATATCACACCCTTCTAATCTCACCACGCATCTGCATGACACAAATACGAAGCTCTTTATATTCTGGTCCCTTAGCAGACGCATAACTTTCAGAATTAACATCTGATTTACGCTCATCCCATTCGCCTCGACCACTTTTATTTCGAAGCCCAATCCAGTACTCAAAAGCCCAGTTATCAGAGCCACTATCCACTGCGACTGTTACCGCTTGAACAAATCCACCCCACTCCATCACTCACCCCAACGCATCATCGTAAGCCCACAGGTGGCAATATTTCTCACCCTTAATCGGCTGCCTGGTTGGGTCACTACAAACAAAATGACCACCAAAAACAGACTTGGTATTACGCCGCTTACACACCGCGCAACCCTCATCATGCTTTAGGTCAATACGTTCTTGCCGCAGCACCATATACTCAGGTGTTCGGCCCATTAAATTAACTGCACTACTACCAGCCATTAAATCAACCCTCCACAAGTTTCAGGTTCAGCGCTCTCCATACGAGCTGTGGGTTTTGCATAAGCACGCCACTGCCCCATATAGGGCTCAATGATTTTATTTTTCTTCATGGCGTTCAAAATACTTTCCAGCCCATCACGGTGAATCACCTTATGCGCACACACCGCGGCGTATAATTGCTCAAAGGTTTTATGCCCTTTGGTCACCTGCTTTAATACAATGTATTCAACGTCCATAATTAATTACCTTTTATTTACTCACCACCTCAAGACTCACACCATCATTCTCAGGCAAGATATTAGTTATCTCTGTCTGTACGCGTATTAACTCGGCCAACACATCGTTAATTTCTTTTAAGGCCGTTTTAGCTAAATGCGAATCTTTTTTATCAATGACACCATCACTCAGCATGGGCGCGATGGCTTCCAGCGCCTCACCGGTTTCTTTCATTAGGTGTGAAATATTAGTAACGGAACTATTAGGGGAACAGTCAGGTACATGCGCCGCCAACAAACCATAGCGACCAGATAACTCTGCAAGACAATCATTTTGATAAGGTTCAGGCAATGCAAGCACCACTGCCTCTTCAATATCTGCAGGGAATTTAACCGAGCCCTTTATCATGCGGAACAATAATTGAGCGTTAGCCGCCAGCATTTTTGTGGCATCACCACCGTCGTGAAAATGAACAACGCGATCATCAGCATGCGACACCCGGTCGTGATAAATACCTTTCACATCATCGGCAAACGTTTCCTCTGTAACTTTTTTCTCAGCACGTAAACAATTATTTACATGCCGTCGAACCACATCACTTCGAGTCTCATGAATGTTAGCAGTCATTACTTCCCTTCCCCTTCACCAGTAAACTAGCAATCAAATTAAACGGCACCCCGCACACAAGGGCGAAGGCAATCATTATGGATAACACGTACCTGGTCGTGGTCAGCGTTAACACCGACAACCAACCGGCCACCGAAAAAACAAAACTCACCGTTAACAAAGGCCAGCAACTTTTTGCTGCATTAAAGCAACTGGGTAACGTATTCCCCGTCTTTACCAACTTAGGCATCATTGCCGCCAGCATTAAAACGGATGAACACGCCCGCATTGTGCTGAAGCACATCCAGCGCCACGCCATCGACCACACCGACCAAGCCCAAATACTGCAACTTGCCGACGACCACGCCATGCATGGCCACAGCCAACTGGCCCTGTGGTTATAGGTAAACACTATGCAGCCGCCTTATTGCGCAAACACGCAGGACACTGGCACCAAGGCTCTAATGGGTATAAATCGGGACGGAGTTCGTGACGGGATACGGAATACTCACACGCCACTTCAACTTTTAAGACATATTCAGCAGGAACCTGTCGCTTTTTCCACTGAGACACAACCACAGGACTATTAAGATGGAGTGCATCAGCCAAAAGCTTTTGCGCTCCATGCTCCCCAAAAAATGCTATTGCTTTTTCAATTGCTGTTTTCATAATAACTATAAAATAACATTTAGTTATTAAATGTCAATAAATAAATAACAATATGTTGTTTTCGATAACGAGATAATATCGAACATGGAATACAAAGATTTCTCAATTCGATTTAAAAAAGCCTGTAAAGACTCTAACGCCCCTAAAGCCCAAGAAGCATTAGGTCGATATCTTGGCGTTAGCGGAACAATGGTCTGGTTTTATCGCAATGGGGAACGAATTCCAGGAATTAACAATGCGACCCACATTGCTGATACTCTTGGGGTTAATGTTGAATGGCTGCTTACAGGCAAAGGACCTCAAAGAAGCCACACTCAAGAGCTGATGATTGCCGAACAATCAGGGCTTTATAATAATAAAGTTTATGCATCCTTAGACCTAATGACCTTTGTTATGCGTTTCATTAAGGACAATTACGAAAAAACATACGATAAAGAGTCACCAGAAGAAAAAGCTGAAACTATTTATGCGTTATGTGATCTATTCAGTGATGAGGCAGCCCGAAAAATGAAGCCTGCCAATGTGATAAAACTAATAACAAAAGCAGCTTAAGGATGAACAATGGACGAAAACACACTTAATGAGCGACAGCTACGCATAGTCAAACGCCTGCAAGAAAAGCACAACAAGCCCGATCCAGATAGCATCACCTTCGACAAAAAAGAACGCAAATCCATTAAAACCAGCCTAATCGCCATCATAGGCCTAGTAATACTCATGGGCACCAGCAACACCTACACCCTATACAACAGCAGCATAGACAAGCACACGCTCAGCCAAGCCCTAACCAGCAAAGCAACCGAAGTAGCCACCCTCACCCAACAAAACAACGCCTACAAAAAGCAGTTAGAAGCCATGGAACACAAATGGCGCCAGACAGAAGACAAACGCTACCAGGCACAACGCCAGCTCAACCGCAAAAGCGAGAAGCTATCCCAAATGCAAGGCAGCACAAAACAAGCCAAGGCCATGGTGGATAAACTGCAGGAGATGATGCAGTTCACGCTGGATCCGAAGGCTGTGAAGTAATTGCAAATAAGAAATTATATAAATTATCTACTATGCTATAGCTGAAACCAGTGTTTTGTGAGTCAAGGTTTTATACATTTTTTTCACAATTGACACCAATTGGACACAAAAGCCTGAAAAATTACGCGAACATACGCTAAATAAACGGCAAGAACTGCCGATTTCTATATTTTAGAAGTGTAAAATATTTAACACATAGATACCTTTTAGTCGCATTTTATATCTATTTAGGTATAGAAAAGCGCTAAAAAAGCACTAGATGCGATCTACCTTAGAAAAAGGGGTTGCACTGGGCTAGAACAATACTGCAAGATGGCTTAAAGTACTGCGCCGCAAAGGCAGCACTTTTTTATTACTTATAATAAATAGAGCTTATTGCCAAATAAAATAAACAACGGGACTACGAAATGAACACAACCTCTACTTCATTCCAAGAATGGTTTGATAAAAAGAAGGAAAACGGACTAACTGATTTTAAATTAGCAATCAGTTCTACAGACGTGCCTAATAGAGAAGTTCAAGCCGAATTAATGAATATCCAAGCACTGGTTGACGGAAACCGCACAACTAAACTTCCTTCACAGAGCGTCTCTGTGAGCAAAAAAGCTGACGAGATTATTTGCCGCCGCATCGGTGACATGTAAAAAAACAAAACAAGCACAATAAAAAACGCGCTTAATGCGCGTTTTTTATTGAACAAAATAATAAAATGCATGAAGCAACCCAAACAATGAATAACTTTAATTACTTTCGCGACGAAGCAATAAAACAAGCCAAGAATATTTACGACAAATTAGAATCGCATAATAAAATGCTGCGCGAAGCTAAAGAAAATATCAATGCTGGTAGCCCCACATGGGAAATTAGAACCCCTATTTATGACCCTATTAACACTGAAAACCAGGTTAATGCCATCACCCTATGCAGAAAGCTAATCGAAGACAGCAACCTCAACATCATACCAGTCGATACAGTATCAAAATCTGTTGCTGCACACTTCGAACAATACACAATCAGTGACAGCCAATACACATACGACATAACCCTTACGAAACATAACTACTGCCTAACCAGATTCTATCTATGTAAAGAACTTTTACACATATTCCTACACACACCAGAATCCAGCACAACAGAGCATCTTGAATTAGTAAAACTCATTGCCTTCTTGATAGACACCTACATCTCTATTGACGATAAGGATTGCCAAACTCGTGTAGATCACGCTGCATATTTTGGTGCGATAGAACTACTAATACCAAGCACACTAGTCCCCGCTCTTATAAAAGCAAGAAACGATATTGATAACGATGGTGAACTAACAGACTCTGGAAACCTTGAGATAGCAAGAAAATTAGGCGTACCTGAATACATTGTTGAGTTTAGACTAAGCGAAGTTGGTCAAGAAATTTACAACTCCGCTCTTAGTTGAATCAGCCTAAAACCGATATAAAAAAGCCCGATTAATTCGGGCTTTTTTATTGCCTCTCACTACCTAACCCCACTGATCCGCGTACCACCACACTGCGTACACCGCCAGCCACCAAACTTAACTGATGCCAGTATCCACACAATAATCCAGAACCCACCCGTCAAAACCGACAACACCAGATGCAACAAATGATTGGTACCCTTACGCCTAACCATCACCTGCTTATTACAGGTAGCACACATCCCGGCTTTTTCATCTATCGCCATACCACACGCCCTTTATTTATATAATTATCACCCAGCAAACCATCAATCCCCAGCACCATCACCCAACCTTGAATCCCGAGTAGTGACTTCAACCGACGCCACATCATCCTGAGAGCCCATTAACTCCACAACCGCATCAATAACCTCAGCTTTATCAACAACCAGATACTCCCCTGCCTTATCAGCGGCTTGCGCCTTAGCAGCAGCCAACGACTGAGCTCGGTCACCACTCATATCATCCTGAGCAACATAAAAGCCAACCAGCAATACAACCACTACCCCACTCACCAGCTTATATACAGACCCCATACCACATTCCCTTTTATTTATATTTATCCCCATAAAATACCACAACCCACCGTCCTTAAACTGACCAAATAATCAGCTAATAACCACCCAAATTAAATATAAGTAAGTAGTGACTGATAAAAAAATAACATTTAGTTATTGACAAGAAAATTACATATTGTTACTTTTATAACATATTGTTATTTATTGGGGTCGGATATGAAACTCAGACAAGTAAACATGCCAGCACACATCACACTGGAAACCATATCAAGGTTCGCAGAGTCGCAGGGCTTAGTGCTCATGTTCGAAGGCTCGGTATACAACCTGGTACCTGCCAGTATGGTCATTGCACAAAAGCAGCAATCAGCACAGCTGCCAAAAAATAACGTGGTATCACTGTTCAGCAAACCAAAAGCGCCAGCTGGTTTCATACCAACCACCACACCACCAACGGCAGCGTAAGCATGAGCACACAAGCCACCTACACACTCAAAGAAGCAGCGCAGCGTCTAGGTATAGGCCCGCGCAAGTTCAATGCATTCTTACGTGAACACGGCGTGCTTAAGTACGAAGACAAATACAACGTACCCACCCAAAAAACCATCGATCATGGCTACATGCTTAAGCGCCTCTCAAATTTTCCACACCCAGTAACAAAAAAGCTGCACTCATACGCATTAGTCACCAACAGCGGCCTACTATGGTTAGAAAAGTTTTTCGACGAAAAATACCCAAGCAAGGAGAAGGCAGCATGAACCTTGTAAAAAAACTAATCTGCGCAATTAAAGGGCATAGCTACCCCTGCCCTTTCTTTACCAACGATTCACTGTGTTTTTGCGAGCGCTGCGGCAAAGAAGTGGCCGACAGAACGTTTGACGACATTCTGTCAACCAGTTACGAAACAAGTGAACTGTACGACCTATATGAAGAAACGGAGAACCCATCATGAAAGAACAAATGGACATAGACCCACTCACCAAAAAACAGAAAATACTTTTTGGTATCGCCATCATCACTTTTTACATCGCACACAATTCAATAATTGTTTGGATATTTTCTTAAATTATTTTTAACCACAACGGAGTACTACCATGCCAACAGATGTACATAATTTTATAGACGAACTAGGTGCAGGTGTTTTTGAAAAGAAAGTAGCCATTGCCCTAGGCGAAGTATCAGCTGCTGTTATAGACAATGACAAAAAAGGCAGTGTAACCCTTAAGTTTGATATTGCTCGCATCGGCAGCAGCCATCAAGTAACTATCAAACATCAGATCGCTCAGGTTATGCCGACAAAATACGGCAAAAAGGCTGAAGAAAACACAACCGAGACGCCAATGCATATTGGTCGCAACGGTTATCTATCGGTCTTCCCTGAAGACCAAACCTCACTACTCGACATACATGGCGGGATAACAGAAGAAGGAGCAGCAAAATAATGAGCACAACTAAAGAAGCTATCGAGCATATCCAATCAACAACTCACTATAACGAAAAATTAGAAGAGACTGATTTTAAGGCCGTAGCGATTAGCAAAGAATTAAAACTTCGCGACCTCGAAGAGTTTCAGGAGTTTCGAAATAACTTTCGCGGCACTCTAAACACCACATCAGTTATCGATTTCGCAAACTATATTCATGCCCAAGAAGGCAATAACTGTTTCATTGATGTTGACAGTATGGCAGCACAATCTATTTTTGATTTAGGTGATAAAGAAAAGCCCGGTCACGCTAAACACAAAGCCATACTCAAATTAAAACGCACTGCCCCTTACACAGAATTACTACAACACGACACCCTGCAAACAAAACAACGCGATTTAGCAGAATGGATAGAAGACTGGAAAGATTATATCCAGGTCGTTGATGAGAATGGTACCAATATGGATATCATAAAAGCATCCACTGCGATTCGAAATATCACAATCGAGGCCATTGCGAAAAAAGGCAGCGAAATTAAAAATTTTGGCGAAAGCAAATCAGCAATGGAAAGCATCGATGCTAAAAGTGAAGACGGCCCGATGCCAGCATGGATCATATTCGAGTGTAAACCTTTTGAAGACTTACCAGAACGAGCCTTTCATTCTCGAATCAGCATAAGCACTGGCCACGACACGCCACGATTCACAACGAGAATCGTACAGCTCGACGCCATAAAAGAAGAAATAGCTAACGATTTTAAGACACTGCTAACTGATAAATTAGATGATGAAGCTGATATTTATCTTGGCATGTTTACGGCTTAACCATGAAAAACCAAAAACCATTCAACTGGCAAAGGCCACCACAGCTCAGGCTATCGATTGACGATGAAATAATTGTCGATAACTTTGCTGGTGGCGGGGGTGCCAGCATGGGCATTGAACAAGCCATGGGGCGCAGTGTTGATATCGCCATCAACCACGACCCAGAAGCCATTGCCATGCATGAAGCCAACCACCCACATACCCAGCACTTCACATCAGACGTGTTTGAAGTTGACCCAATTGAAGTATGCCAGGGCAGACCAGTTGGCCTCGCGTGGTTTAGCCCGGACTGCAAACACTTTTCAAAAGCAAAAGGCAGCAAACCGGTTAGTAAAAAAATACGCAGCCTTGCATGGGTAGCAATGAAGTGGGCCAAGCTTATAAAGCCTCGCGTTATTATGCTGGAAAATGTCGAAGAGTTTCAGACATGGGGACCACTAAACGATGACAACAAACCCTGCCCCATTAGAAAAGGTTTAACATTCCGCCGGTTCATCAATGAGTTTGAAAAACTTGGTTACCAAGTTGAATGGAAAGAACTAAAAGCCTGTGACTACGGCGCACCAACAATACGAAAACGCTTATTCTTGATCGCCCGTTGCGACGGCCAACCGATCGTATGGCCAGAACCCACCCACGGCCCAGAAAAAGGCCTGCTGCCTTATAACACAGCAGCGGACTGCATTAACTGGTCACTACCCTGCCACTCAATTTTTTTAACCAAAGAACAAGCCAAAGCACAAAAGCTAAATATCAAACGACCATTGGCAGAAAAAACAATGCAACGCATCGCCAAAGGCATGGACCGTTATGTAATCAATACAAACAATCCCTTTATAGTGCCGTCATTTATTACCGAACATGCCAACGGTTCAAACCAACGCAACATGCCAAGCGACGAACCACTGCGCACCATTTGCGCACAGGTAAAAGGCGGGCACTTTGCATTAGTCGCTGCGTCTTTTGTCACCTACTACGGCGCCAAGAAAAAGGATGTTGAATTCAGAGGCTTTAGCCCAAAAGACTTAGTACCCACACAAACATCAGAAAACCGATTCGCTTTAGTATACGCATTCTTAGTCAAATACTACGGCAACGATAAAGACGGCGTAAAACTCGACGCACCAATGCACACAGTAACAGTCAGAGATCGTTTTGGCTTAGTTACCGTATCAGGTCAGGACTATAAAATTAATGATATCGGCATGCGAATGCTAACCCCGCGTGAACTCTACCGCGCACAAGGGTTCCCCAATCAATACATCATTAGCCCAATATACAACGGCAAGACCCTGACCAAAACTGCACAGGTTCGCATGTGCGGCAACAGCGTAAGCCCAGTACTAGCAAAGGCATTAGTAGAAGCGAACTACAACCAGGTATCAATACCAGTAAACGTAAGCAATGCATAACGAGCACGTTTATAAATACTTCCGATGGAAAGGCTTTGTTGCCATGAAACAAAACCGACACCTACGGTCATTTTTTATGTACGACTTCGCACGACAAGAGCGCGAATCACAACAACAAATATTCAAGGAAAGCTTATGAAAATTTTACTAACCATCATGTTCATTTTATCGCTTGCAGCATGCCAGACCTGTAACCCTAACGACACCGAAAGGCTGGTTACCAATTGCATGGAAGCAAATATGGACGCACTCATTAAGGTCTTTAACAAACAACCACGCGAAGTCGAATGCAGAGCAGCCGAATTTGATCAGTTTCCCGAAAAAGATTTTACGGGCCTGTCGATTAATAGAGAGCAAAGGTAGTGAGTGAAGACACTAAATGCCCGAAGCACGACACTGGTGACGGCCCCTGCTACTGCAACAAAGAGTCAATGACTGAAGATAAGTTATTGCCGTGCCCCGACTGCGGCGCTTCTGGTAGTGAAAGCGGACTTGAGTATGCAGGCATTGAAGGTATAGGGCTGGTTTCTGCTCAATGCCCTTTTTGCGGTCATGATTTTTGGGCTGATGATAACCAAAGCAGCAAGGTAACGATATGAAAGAACGCCTTAAAAATATATCAGCCTTCCAGACCGAGCACTTCGAAGAAGGCTCAAAGCCCACCACCAAAACCATACGTACATGGATAGACGACGGTGAACTACCTGGTCGCAAAATAGGTGGCAAATATTATGTTGATATGGCTAAATATGAAGCCACATCTGGCAACCCACTACTGGATAAGATAAACCAAGCCGCATGAGCCCACGCCAACGCAACAAAAAGAACAAAGGCCTGCCACCTAATCTATACACAGATAATGACGGCGCCACGTTCCGCTACAAGCGCCCAGACAACGGCGTATGGGTAGCATTAGGCGGCGACAAAGCAAAGGCCATATCAGCCGCCAAACAAGCCAACAGCCAACTAATGAGCGGCGCTAATCTGGTAGCAAAAATACTAGACCAAGCCGGCACGCTCGCAGCGTTTATTGACACCTACACCACCGACATCATCCCCACCAAAGAGCTGGCCAAAGCCACACTCGACAACTACACCATCAGCCTGAACTCAATTAAAGACTCAGACCTGGGCAAAAAAGCCATCGATGATATCAACCTATACGACATCACAGAATACCTAAACGACTTCACCCCACGATCCAGCAACCAGCGCCGTGAACGCTTAATCGACCTGTTCAAATACGCCATCGACCGGGGCCAGTGCACCCGCACCGACAACCCAGCCGAACTAAAAATAAAACAGGTGTACAAAAAGACCCGCAAACGCCACACCGAACAAGGCCTTGCCACCATCTACAACCACAAAGAAACACCACAATGGCTACGCAACGCCATCGATCTGGCACTCATCACCCTGCAGCGACGAGAAGACCTGGTTAAAATAAAAATGCCCGCCCTCGATGCCGAAGTGATCGAAGTGATTCAAAAGAAAACAAAAAAATACGACACCGGCTACCTGCGTATAAGCATAGGACCAGAGCTACGCAATGTAATTTCACGCTGCAGATTAAGCGGAACATTCTCGACCCTGCTACTCCACAAAAAAAGCAAAATCACAGAAGCCCGTCGAAAGAAATATGACGACTGTACCGAAATATCACCAGAGCAAATAACTCGCGAATTCAAGAAATGCGTGGACGCATCTGAAGCCTATAAACACCTGCAACCCAAAGAACGCCCCACCTTCCACGAACTACGCGCACTGGGCATCAAACGCTACAAAGACAAAGGCACCGACCCACAAGCACTAGCCGGCCACGCCAGCGAACAAATGACCAAAAACTACGACGCCGACCATGATGAGATAAGATGGGTTGAGGTTAGGACGGATTAATTAAGGTATTAATACATGACCAAAAAAATTAATATCGAATTAGAGCTTCTATTTGATAAACATGAATCCAAAGATGAGTTAATTGACGATATTCAAGAAACAATTCTAAATAACGAAGCCGAGTTTGGAGAACGCATTACTACCATTTGCCTACAAATGGATCCATTAGCTATATATTCTGACGACAGTTTTCAAATAAATGATCTCCAAATAAACGACTCCGAAGGCAATGTATACGTTCAATACGACTGGACATCATATTACGGCTGTAGCAATGCCAATGGAGGCGGTACTGAGGAGGACCATTGGGAGTTTCAATTAGATGACAACAAACTGTCTTTTGAAATTGAGATACCTGAGATCCGAAGATATGATGAGATTTAAATCACTTGTTTAATAATAGGAACAATAAACAATGAAATGGTTACTCCAATACTGGCTATCACCACTGGCCGCCGCATCCTTAGCGCTAGCAGGTAACTACTACTTAATACACCAACCATCCTTAAGTAAAGACTACACTAAGATAGGTACCGATATACTATTAAATCAAAACGCCCCAATGCACCTACAGAAGTACGCCAAGAACCTGTTAATAGAAAATTCACCAGTTGAACTTCCTGATGCAGATAGACTAAAGAGAATTAATGAGCTCTTTAAAAGCATTCCAATCACCCCTCAATTAGACAGATCCACAACTATAGGTCAAGGCGCAGCAAGATTAATCATAATCACCAATTGGGCAAACAAGGTGCATGCTTTATGCCCCGACTGCCTCAACTTCTCAGAAGCCGAACAAGAATATAAAAACTTACTTTTAAAAATACATAATTAAAAGAGCTAGAAAACACACCAACCAACCGACGAACGGTCAAAAAGCACGACAACCAACGAATCGTTTTGCGTATTTATTGCGTATTTATTGCGTATTAGAAAAATTAGATATTCTTAATGACGTGTAACACTTTGAATTGAAAAGGGAATTTGGTCGGAGCGGCGGGATTCGAACCCACGACCACTTGTCCCCCAGAATGATGGTGTAACTATACTTAAGCTATTGATTTAACTAAGAATAGCCTGTTTTTAGCTGGTGGTAAAATAGGTAAAAACAGGTAAAATACACCCTTTTAAATCAATAACTTATATTTTGTTTTGCGTATCCACACAATGATAACCCTTAGGGTCGAAGGGATCCAGCAGGTGGTGGCAGAACCATTCTGCTTTGCGTAGTCGACGGCCTTTTGATTTGGCTATGTGCCGCTGTAGCCGGCTGGTAAATAGCCATTCTCGAGGCAGTTCCATGAAGTACAGTGTCCCCAGTGTGACATTGAATATCACGTCTGTTATGACACCGATAAACGCTACCGGATAAGCAACGCATTTTGATACGTTTGTTAATTTGTCCTGATTGCGCTTTAGGTTCATTACTGCCAGGTACAACACCCACGTTACTGCGAACAAATACACACCAGCTATTCCAATTACCAGAATCATCGGGTCCATAAGGTCTCTCCTATTTAAATTGAGTCCTGCAAAAATTTGTAATCCATCAACGCAATGGTTGCTGGGTCACGCTCATAATTAACAAAAGCATTTAATATTTTATTAGCATCGGTCGAACCAGTCGGTATGTTTGTGGTCACCGTTCTAATGGCCCCACCTTGTTTAAACACAACTTTATCCGCTGTCATCGTTACTTCAATATCACGATTACCACCAGCATCCTGCGAAAAAAAAGTAGTCTCTGTGGAGCCAGAAGCATTCTTTACAAAACCATACCACTCAACATAATTACCCGGACTACTAACCGACTTCATCGAAATGCCTACAAAGTTGGTGCCATTAGGATCACCCATACCAAAGTAACTAACGTATGGACTACTACCAGAATCCATATTAATAGCACCGATACGAACCTTAAAGCGCCGTCTTTTATCCCATGAAGCAACGACACCAACAGCAGACAAATACCGCGTTAACTTACCATCAGTTGTGGTACCGACATCACCACGCACCCACACCTGACCAGTGGCCGTGGTCTGAATAATATCCCCCGTTTGAATAAGTCCTGAGATACTATCAAAAGAGTTTTCATAAAAAATAGAATCCAGTGAATAACGAGACAACCACCCGGTACGCTCGTAAATATTTTCCGGCAGTAAGGTATCCGGCGGTGGCACGTCTTCAACACTCACATCCCAATCCCAGTCTGTGCTGGTGTACTCTTCCAGATCAAAACTCACCACGGCTTCATTGGTGGTTTTCTTTTCTACAATTCTAAATAACTTACCCGCCCAACCCTGTGATGTGCGATTAATACCGATAACTTCACCCGGCTTTCTGTCAACGGCACTGGCATTGGCGGCGGTAAAATTCATTAAGTAAGCTGAGCGCGATTTTTTAAGCACGGTACCGGCACGGTTTAAACCACGGTAACGATTATTTTCAAAGGCGTTCGATACCACTTTATAATTCTGCTGGCCGTTATCAAGTGCAAGGTAGGCTGCGGAATGTTGAACCATGATGTTTTTCAGGTAGTCGAATTCAGGGTCGATCAGCTCATAATAAATAGCGTTGTATTTATCACCGGATGACTTCTCACTGATCTTAACCACACCGGTCATATCCGCTTCGCTAAACGTAGCCACCGCCGTTTCGCCCGTTTGCTCAACCACAAACTCATACTGGCCGCGCACCCACGGCATGTGTCCACGCAGGCAAAATAAAATTTTCTGAAGGTTGGCTTTAACGGTGTTGTCGGTACTTAACACCCCGTTAAATTCCAGCAGGTTTATGTTAACCGGTGTGGTTGATTTGGGACCGGTGCCGGAGCCGTCATGATCGGCCACTTGTGTTTCTGCCAGGTCAGCAGCTGCACTGACTGTATCGTCTGCAATTAAGCTGGCATCTAAACCACGGCCAAATAATGTGTCGGTGATATAGTCCCGGGCAATTAATGCCGGGTTAGCACTCCATTGTGTTAACGCCACGCGCGGGTCGTAACACTTGCGCCCCTTCACCACAAACAACGGATTAGGCTCACCACTAAACGCATCGCCTTTAGTAAACTTAAGCACCGCAGTGGCACACCCTTTTAACTGATCAGTGACCAGCCATTCGGTAGAGAACTTGGCAATAAGCGATGCACTGGCGGCCTGAGTAGCTGTACCCAGCGTGGAGTCCAGCAGTGTAACGTTTGATGAATATTTATCAGACGTGTAAGACTCACCTTTATCAAACTGAATATCGACAATCGAGTCGATCTCACCCTCGCACAATAAAAAGCCCACATACAGCACGCTCTCATCATCCGGGTCGACGCTTCTAAAAAACTTAATCGGCTTTAAACGTGCTGTGCCATAAGCCACTTGCAACCGACGGTGCGCACTCGGCATTTTTACCAGGTTCGTTTTAAAGTCGCTGATCTTATCAACCCTTATACCTTTAGGGCCTCCACCACCGCCACCGCCGCCACCAAACAAACCACCAATATTACTAACAAATGAGCTAACAGCATCGGCAGCTGAGTCAACCAATGTGGAGCCGGCATCCAGCAGGCCATCCAGCATTGCCCAACCGGTTGCACCTTCAGCGTCATCACTGTTCCAGTTAGACAAAGCCGCATCAATTTTACCCACGTATTTAAAGCCGGTATCACCCGGGAACAGTCGTTGCTGTTCTGCATCACTCAGCACTCGGCCACGCGTACTATCAAACAAGGTTTGGTGTGACTTCACCGTCCACTTAATGGTGGATACACCGCCCTGCACGTTTTCTTCTGTTACCCACGTGTCTACCTGCCCCTGCCAAAACAACACCGCCTGCCCTGTTGCCGCCACGTAAAAATATATGTTTACATCACGGTGCAAAAATTGCTCGGTTAACGGCAGTACCTGGTTAGATAATGCCGCGCCGGCCATGGTGATGGTTAAGTTAGTGGAACGAATTGCCAGTGACTCAGAAAACGATTTTGGCAGCTCGGACACAATCGCATCCGACAACCACGTGTTGCCATCATGCTCGATGTCATACGGGGCAAACGAGCAGCGGATAGGCGTTGCAAAGTCGAACTCCACTAAAAAATAAAACTCTGTTTCGCCCGCATCCAACGCCGCGATAGACTCAGCCGTAAAACTCATTAAGCCGCCTCCATTAATGTTGCCGCGGTTTTGTATTGTGAGGCAGGGCTACCCACCTGGTAACTGTGGTGTTTTACACACACCACCTGAAAAGGCACATTGCTCACTGTTAATAACTCACCATCTACCACCGCTTCAACCAACGGCGGTTCAAACACCAGCGACGAATTGCCGCTCGCGTCTGAGTTAATATCTTGCACACACATATACACCTTTGCATGGCTGGCAAATTTAAAAAAATCACCGGCTTTAAAAATACCCGTTACACTCAGCGACCAGTTTTTAAGGTTAATGCTGTCGGTATCCACAGCATAACCACCCGCGTTATCAACAGCCGGTGTGCCGGTTGCCACGCCTTGCGGTATGGCACGGTCTGGCAGCGTAATTAAAAACTGTTTACTCACGCCCACGTAACTTAAAAAACCACTGATCACCCCAAACTGCGAACGGAACAACTGCGGGTGACTAATGTCAAAACGCCACATATGCCCGCCCGCAAAACGCGACTGGCTTTTACCATTAACAGACTGATTAAATAAAGTGGGTTGTTTGCTTTTGAGTGAGGCGCGGTCGAATTGTTGTGACGGGTAAACGAGCGTTACCATGTTATTTGATCAACCGGTGTTTTATCAGTCTTAGCTGTTTTAGCCGTGGCACGGATATTTTTTACACCATCCCAAACCGCTTTCATGCCGGCGTATTCATTTTGTTCATTGGTTGTTAATGCCCGGTCATCTTTAATGTCACGCAGCTCAAGCATGCGGGCCAGCATGTTAATTTCTTTTATAATAAAGTTACTCGGCTCACCACTGGGCAGCGATGCAATAATGCGAGACTGTGCCTCACCATTAACGGCAGCCGCATGCGTCGCATCATCCCGCGCTTGGTTTTTAGCAGCTGCATCTGGGTCACCTTCAACCCAGTAACCCACACGCGGATCATTGCCTGCATCTGTTTGCACAAACTTATGCAGGTAGGCTCCACTAATAGGTTTGGCTGTAGCATCACCCTCAGGCTGGCCGCAGGTTTCTGCACTGGTGATAAAATGGAGACCATCATCAGGCTGGGTTTCGCCATCCCACCCGAGTACATCAATCACGAATTCACCGGTTGTTATTAAACATTTGAATGCTTGCATTATTAAGACACCGCCTTATAACTGGTTTCAATTCTCATCGTGGTTGCCGCTGCATCAATATTTCTCGTTGCAATTTGCCCATTGGATAAAAATGAAACCAAACCACCACTCATCCAAACCGAACCCACCACAACAGGTGCATCAATTATTTTATCTCGCTCAATAATATATCCCGCTGGCATCGTGCCTATTACCGTGCCGTAAGTTGTTGTGCCGACCGTTAAATTATCACCGTTTATATGAACGGTACCATCAGCTTCTCTCATATAATAAAGAGTACCAACCCACCCTGAACCGACGGTTAACGCATTCCAATCCTCATTACCATCAGGCACACCATCAGCGTATTTGCCTGCTGTGGTGTCTAGCTTTAACGTCCCAGCTGGTACAGAAGTCACATAGCTAATTTTATTAGGTGGGATAACGGTCGCTATTGCACTTGAACCCGTCGATAATATTTCACCGGCTATCGCGTTATAACCAGTACCACTGAAGTAAGCATAAATATTAATATCTGTTCCGTCGTCATAGATAACCACCCCCACATCAGACAAATGATTGCCACCACCAGAAATACTTTCTACTCTATATTCCCCAGTACCCAGACCGCTAATATGTATCAACATCTGTGACTTTGCACCAGACGTATTGCTCGTCAACGACACCTTAATGTAAGTATGATCAGAATTAGACACCGCCGTGATAACTGCGATCTGGTACCATTTTGCAACTGTCGAATTGCTATCAAATAACTTAGATAACGCCTTAACCGCATTACCATGCGCCACCATGCCACCCGTGACATGTTTGGCTGGCACACGTTTATTTTTATCGGCAACCGTTGCTTCGTCAGCATCCATTACCTCAATAAAATCTGCATCACCATCAACAGCTTCAAGCAAAGGTAGTTCTGTAATTTTTCCAGCCATTAGCTTATGTACTCAATCATTTCGACTTGTCGGCTGTAAAAACGCGGGGCGCTTATATCAACTGACATGGAGTCTGTTTTAAATTTCATGGTGTAGGCCACGTTGTTGTAATTAACCGACACGCCTTTGTTCAATGCTTTATATAACGGGGGTGAAATAGTGAGCGTTACTGTGTTGGCATCTTCCATTAAACGATCACTACCATCTTCCAGTAGCCTTACCGTGCCATCTTCCAACACCCGTGTATTATTCGCCTGCGAGTCCGCATCAAACGCCACCGTATGCACTTTGGTATAACCACCAAAGTTAATAATGTCACTGGCCGCAAAGGCTTTAACCACGCTCGGCACCATCGCATCCAGCACAATGGTATCCGTGCCGGCTGGGTAGTCGTCATACAATACCGGGGCACCACTCACACCACCCAGCGGCGTTGCTTTATCGGGCATCACCAACGTAAAACTTTCATCACGCCCACGCTGGCGCATCATAAACGCATCAACCGGCGCGAACTCTTCCCGCGTCATCGGCGGGAAATTAACACTCACCACCGTCAACTGCGCACCCAGCACCCGCGTCTGCACCTTACCCAGCCCACTCACCGACTGGTGCACCTTTTGCTGCAGACTCACCATCATCGACTTAAAGCCTGGTACAACAGGGAAAGAACCGCTCATTAATACCTCTAAGAAAAATCCGACATGAATTTCAGCAACAACTGAAAATGAACTTTGATATATTTCTTTACGTCCTCCTCCCTGAGGACACCATCGAAACCCCAAACCGGCTTGCCGGGGCGGGGTTATTTATTTAAAACACCGAACGACCCAAACCAACCGGAGTGTGTGGTGGTTAGCCCAAGCCATTCGGTGGGTACTCTTTATGAAACCAGCTTTAAATGTGACTGGCCATTTCTCTGTTTATCGGCTTGCTGCAATTCTGCCAGCCTCCCGATACCTTTTTCTGTTACTCGCACCTGTGGCACCATTTTAAAAACAGTACGCCCATCTTTCTTGGTCCTTATTCGGTGCGTTAAATAGCCAGCATTCACCTTATCCTGATATCCTTCTTTAAATCGGGAACCACGACGCTGGAATATCCAGTGATTTGCCTTCAACCACTCAAATAAAATCCCCGGCTTCATTTTTAATACCTTAGCGACAGTCGTCACACACTCCGACCCGTCGATATCAAACAACTTTTCAAACCCATCGAGCTTATTTTCAAGCTCATCATTCTGATCAAGCAGATCAGCCGCCAAACGCATAGCCTCTGAATAGTTTTGCGGCAAATCAAACCCAGCCAGTGGATTTGCAGGCACCTCCTGAACAGGTTGCAACCCACCTTTGTGATAATTTAGAAAAACCTGATTTACCTGCAACTGAAATTGTGGACTTATCCAGCCCGCATAAGACACAGCCAATAACTCATGAGCCCATATACCCGGATTTTTACCACCACGCTGTACCTCAATACACCCAGACTGCAAATCTGCAGTCTGGGTCTCCAGCTCCTCGATCAGATCAGACGCCATATTTGTCCTTTGCCATCTATTAGGCGCTTTATGCTCACCAAGCCCACTCGCTCGATGCAGCATATTCAAACTATACCGACCGCTCTCATCCGTCAGTATCTCAACTCCACAAATAACCGGATTTTCACTTTTAACAATATTCATATTTCACACTCCTGTTTATATTGAACACTACTTAACATCGCCTTATTTCAGGCGAACGATTACAGCACCCTCTTCCGAGGGCTTAAAATTAGTCATTTTTACTGAGTTAAACTGAGCAATAGATGCGTCTTTTGCTCGCTATGGAACCGCATACCCGCACTTTCCAGCAAGCTCACCGCCTCCAGAATTTGCGCTTGATGCGTTTTATCACCACCCTTTCCGAGCATCTCGGTGAGTTTAGCCAATTTGCAGGCTATGCCACCAGTGTGTACCAACACTGGACTAGGTGTTCTTTTAGAAATAAACGGAATTACGTTGCCAGACTGGCTTTGTGTTGTTTGTTTGATCATGACGATCTCCTTTGAATTGTGAATTCACACCCAAATAATGGGTGACGGGAGGTTCACACCTGCAAAGGACAGGCCGCGCTATTTCCCCGAAGGGTCTTGTATTTACGCGACTCCCGACATAAATCGGTTTTCCGGACATAAAAAAACCGCAATAATCAAATTGAATGATTAGCGGTTATGTCCGCCTCTGGAGGATGTGAAGCCTCATTAAAAAGAAGCGTACCCCTCAAATGCAGGCTTGTCAATGAGTCAGCGTTCTCATTGCCACCTTATTAAGCAATGTGCTAGGCTCAGAAAAAACAATTAAAAGGAGCTTGTTATGCGTTATTTAGTTTTAGTTGCCGCTGCTTTATTGGCAGGGTGCCAGTCAATGCCCACAAAGCAACAAACTGATTCTGCCGATTACGGCCCAAAACCAAACAACCATGAACAAGCTATTAAAAATGAACTATCGATTATTTTAAAAGATCCCGATTCAGCAAAGATTAAATACATCACAAAACCAAAGAAAAACTGGTATTTAAACCCAAAAAACTTCAACACAAAATTCGATTATGCCTGGCTAAGCTGTGCCAATATAAATGCAAAAAATAGCTTCGGCGCATATACTGGCTACAAAACACACGCTTTTTTTATAAAAAATAATATTGTGATTTACCACCAAAATGACCTACTAAACTCAGGCCGATTTATTAAATGTTTTTAACATCATCTCGTACCAAATGTCAGGTCGTTTTCGTTCATAGCACCCAAAATCACTGAGAACAATTTTCCACTGTTATTATCGACCCAGTTTTCTATTTGAGAATCTGGGTGCATATTGAGAATGACACTGACGTTTTGATCCCCTCTGTTGCTTATATTTTTATTACTGATAATTTGACCGGAACTATTTGGCTGAAATAGCTCCATAGGATTACCAGCGCCATCATTTACCTTATATAAACTACCTGCAGACACAGGCCCTCCATGTTCACGCGCGCCTGAAAAAGTACGCTTTCGAATCCGATCAATATAAACACCGGTCGCCACAGCACTAGTTGCAGCAAAAATACTTCCGAGTACAGGCCCGCCAGCTCTCGTACCAACCTCATATGAATTGAGAGCCGCAGAAGTGCCCTTCATCAACGCATGAGATACAGCGGCCTTTTTACCTAATTTAAACTGTTTTCTATTTTGCGAATTCATCAAAGTCGATAAATTGCTCATCATACTTTGAGCTACACTCAGTCGGTCTTGCATTAACTGCCTAGCCGCTTCTGCCGCCTCTTTTTCCTGCGCCTGCTTAGCCTGAATTAGTAATGCATTTGCAGATAGACGAAGCACCATCTCTTCATGCGCCTCTTCTTCAGCAGCTTTTAAAACCTTTTCTTTATGCAACCTTAAAAACGCATCGGCAACCGCCTGCCGTCGCATGCCCTTTTGTTTTTCGGTCTCTTCAAAGCCTGCACTGCCACCTGTCTCTGCCACATCATTTTTTATGTCTTTAAGTTTTTGGTAAGCTTCACCCAGTTGTTTTAAGTGCTCTATTTCACCACCAAAATTTGTACGCCCGCGTGCTGCCGCATGAGCAATTTCATAGTTTACAGTCTTAATTTTTTGCAGGATGTCTTCCATTTTTTCAGCATTACTAGCTGTGTCAACAAACACACTCGATACTGAAATTAACGCCGACTTTAATTCTATGCCGATGGTATGCGTTAACGTCTCCCATTTATCATTTATTATTTCTGCTTTTCGAATTAACTCTGAGTCCATGACAGCACCTGACTCTCGTGCTTTTTGCCTTAGCTTCTCTAACCCTTCTGAACCGTCTCGCAGCACATTAACCATTGCTGCACCTTCTGTATCAAACGCTTTAAAAGCTAGAAGTAATTTTTCTTGATCTGTACCCGCACCTTTAATTGTGTCTGCATAATCCGCTAACACTGCTTCTGAGTTTCTTAAATTTCCATTCGAGTCACGAATGCTTACATTATTGTCTTCCAGAACTTGGCGTAATTCACCTTGTCCTTTTGCCGCCTCACCCAGTCGACGCGTCCAGCGCTGCAAGCCAGTATCCAATGCAGTTTGCTCAACATTATTGAGTTGCGCAGCAAAACGGTATTCTTGTAATGCGTCTGTTGTTATACCCAGTTTATCTGCTGTTTTCGCTAAGGCATCCGCATAGGCAACCGATTCTTCGATTTGATTTTTTATACCCCAGGCGCCCGCTGCAACCGCAATACTGCCTAATGCCTTGTTAACCGCCAGCCCCTTACGATTAAGGTCCTTAAATTTATTAGTTAAGCCTTCTGATTCTTTTTTTGTTTTAGCCAGCCTCTTGTCTAATGCTTCAAACGCTTTACGCGTGTCATCGCTTGCCTTAACTTTAAATTTTGCATCATTAGACATCGATTATATCCATCGCCTCTATATAGGCATTTGGTTGTTGAAGTAAGGCGCCCGGCATGGGAAGAACGCCTCGTTTATAATGCTGATACAGCTTCATAAAATAATGAGACTCTGCCGTTATCATTGGTAGCAAACAGGTGTTGAATGTACCAGCACCCGGTACCTCCTCTATAAAAGGCGCAGGATTTGAATCATCACAGTAGCGCTCTTTGCAGGTTTTGCAGTCAAAATCCTGTGGTGACCGATAAACCTCAATAGCAATAATTAAGTTTTTTTTTGCGATTCACGAAGCTTGGTACGATCTATAATTTCGCAGGCCAGCTCTAGCAGATCTTCTGACTTAATATCCGGAGACTTACCATTCACAAATGTGACATCTTGCTTGTTTTCATCTTTTAAATTTGACCAACCCTGAAGCCCAAGCTCCAGCGCAAGACGGTAGTTTAAAAAACCACCCGCACTAACATCCAGGTACTGCAACCCATCCAATGGCTGCAACATATAGACAGTTTGTTCGTTCTCTGTCAGCTCTCTTTCGCGTTCTAACACATAAGGAGATTTTGTTATTGAGGCTAAAATTGTTGCCATAATTATTCCTTAAGTCCATATCTCGGTTTCAAAATCATCACCAGACACATCTTTTGCTTCAAATGGTAGCTCGTACGTACGACTGCCATCACGATCACCCGGCGAGATATCCGTATAAGTAGCAGCAGGAAATTTCCGTTGTAGTCTATTACCAGCTACCGTGCCAATGACACCTGTATCGATTAATAACGCAGCTCCGCCAACAAAGTCACCATAGAAATCATTAACTGCACCAGTAACCATCAATGGGTCGAACGAACCCTTTGCTTCGAATGCTGTTATACCTAACGAACCATAACCATCATCAGAACTCATGTCTTTTGGCATACTGACGGTATTACCCGCATCGAATGACAAGGAGCTTATTGTGGACGAATACCCACCCACAGTGAACGCAACACCTTTTGCCACCAACGGCACTGTTGTATCAAAGGTAGGTGCAACAAAAGCGGTATCAGTTGGTGCCGAAGTATGTCCTGTCATAGTGTATGAGCGAACAATAACGTTGTTTGTCTCATAGTTATCTGTGTACGTACCAACACAACCCGTCAAAATATGACGCATACCCTCATGATTGTAATAAATCGTTCCCGTTTCTTGCGTCGCATCATCAGACACTGGGTCATAAGTGACAGAAACACCAGCCGCAATTGTCTCTGCTCGAGCACACATTCGATTAAGCGCGCCATGCTCTGGTGGCGTACCCGCAACACCTGAACCTTTTAAGCGAACATCAAATGTCACTGTTTTCAAAAAACCACCAACAATAGACTTTTTACCCGACAGCGTTCCGGAGCCTATTTCGGCCTCACGAGTGATTAGATCTAAACCTTCAAGCTTCCAGTTAGGCTGCATTACCAATACCGCATCAGTACCTACAACCGGAGATGCATCAACACCTTTCACGGTTTCAACTTTTGCTAGTACATGCTCAATTCTTGTTCGCATTTTTACTCTCCGTTACTTTGTCTTCACCATCAGCTGAATTAGAATTTTTTACCTGCTTGTTATCAGGCTCGATTACTGTCACACCACCCTTACGCGCTTTCTGGGTAATGCGCTCACGTGTTTTTTTCTCTGCTTGCTTTGGCATGTTATGCACTCACATCAATTATCAAATGTTGAAACTTCACTTCAAAATCAATTACCGACTTCATAACCGTGGTACTGCCTTCACCACTTACTTCAGGCTTACTGATGCCTGTCGGCAAAATATCAGACACAAACGCAGGCAAACCCAGTTCACGGTCAGCCATAATCGCCTGGTAAACCTCTTTAACAATTAAATTAATCTGCTCACTGTAGGTGTTATTTTTTTTCACAGCTACCATCACAGACAACGTTAAACGTGCATCAACAAACGTATTACCCTGCACTTCAACCGGTGTATATTCACCCTGCTCAATAGACAAACTATTGGCGTCTTCCAACGGTTCGTCACGGTCACGAAAAACATTAGTACCTGTTGTCGTTAAACCCGTTAAAGCAGACTCAACCGCCTGCATAATTTGTTCAATTTTATTTAACGCCATTAGGCATCCTTAAGAGCAACACGACTCATACCCGTACCATCATCAACCTGATACAAATATGTATAATTTTTAGAACCCACCACCACTGGATCACCCTTAGCCAACCCAGCCGTATCATCAGTAGCCATCGTCAACGCAGCACGCTCAACCAGTACATCATCTTCAAAAAACTCACCGTTATCGAAAATCGCACTAACAGGCTGGTCGTTGATTAAAACAACATCAGCGAATTCGTCGGTGTCCAGGAACACCGACATATCTTCGTTCATTGCCATTAGTCACCAGTGTCTTCTTCAGTACCTGAATTTGATTCAGTTTCATCAGTCGACTCACCTACACCATCAGATTTAATGAAATCAACAGCAGCATCACGCTCTTCTTCTGTAATGCCTTCACCCAACACAGATTCAATTGCATCAACACGAGGCAAACCTTCTTCTGTATAGAGATCGTCGTTGTCTTGATCCAGACCCAGAATGACATCGATGATTTTTTTCTGACGCTCAGTTTCCAGCTTTTCTTTTTCAGCTTTTTCAGCCGCTGCTTTTTTATCGGCTTCATCTTTTTCAGCTGCAGCCTTTTTGTCAGCAGCTTCTTTATCTGACTTTTCTTTTTCAGCTGCCTGACGCGAAGTTAGTTCTTCCAGATCTTCAGCCATTGATTTTGGGATTTCACCGTCATAACCGAACGCTTCACCGGCTTTTAATTCAATTTTACTGGTGACTTCATACACACCTTTTGAATTATATTTTCCCAGCAAATGTTGACGACGCGCATGCTGCTTTTTAGTGAGTTTGACTTTGCCACCATGCAAACGCACCACTGAATTCGCAATATATGTTTTCATTGCCATTTTGTTTTCTCCAATAAAAAAGGCGACCCATCAAGAGCCGCCTTTTTCGATTTATGAATAACCGATGATTAGACCATCGTATTCAAACAAGCATGCTGCCAGTAGCCATAACCAACATTACGCCATGCATCGACACCGTACTGATGAGCATCATTATCGAACTCATACTCAGAACCTTCAGCTTTCGCTTTTAGATCCACATCGGTTTCTTCCTGACGAATAAACGGCTTAACATTGCCATCGGTACGCAAAGTAGCGAATTTATCTGTCCACGCAGACAAACGCGCATTTGGAACCACAGAGATATCAAAACCAGCTGGAATTGTCTGCTCAGATACACCTGTACCTACAGGCAGTGAAATCGCTTTCGAAAAAACAGGATAAAGCGACATAGGAACCATAACCAGAAAACCAGTTGCGTTTTCATTCATCGGCTCACCTTGATCATCCACAAAACCCAGAATAGCGGTAATTGATTTCATGATCGCCTGTTGCGCTTCTTCCACACTTGGTGCAGTAACTACACCGTGAACAGTCGCAGGCAAAGCAGATATATCTGTCGAGATATCATTACTTTGAACACCGCTATCACCTTCTTCATGATCCGTATCAAAGAAGAACTGACCGTCATAGCAAACCGTGGATTCACCATCAATGATCAAAGTTGATAATAAACTTGCCCAATGCGAGTTAGTCCGTTGTGCCAGATCACGAATACGAGCCATAACCTGACCGGTTTTATCACGCCGCATTTCTTTAACAAGCACTTCAATCGTTGCTTCAAAATGCAGATTTTCAATGGTAATGCCATTTTCATTAAAACCTTTGGCATTACGACCGCCAGCCCACTCTTTCATCGCAGGCGACTGACCTAGCCATTTATACTCTTCCAAGTCTTGGTCGGATGTGAACAACATAGACAACAATGCAATCCACGCTGCACCCGCATCCATTTCCAAATATTTGTAAAACTCACCGATAATTGCACGGCTTGATAATGCTAAAGCACCCATAATTGTTCTCCTTAAGCCAGAACTTTAAGCGCATCAAATTCGACAATGCATGTAGTGCCAGAAACCCAGCGCTGTACATAACCGATCTTTGAATTTGCCGTTGAGGTTAGTGTAAAAGTGTCATCATCACTTGCATAAACCGCAGGGCGATCATTTGCAGTAACTGCCGATGCGCCCACTACTTCTAGCTGCACACGACCACGGGTTTTAACCGTGACATTTTTATCACCTGCAGCACCCGCAGAGTTATCTGCTTTACGTTCTGCAAAACCTAAGAATGGATCAGCTGCCACTAATGGGCGCGCATAACCCGACGCATTTTCACCAACAGCTGCACCTTCAAAAACAATGTCAGATGCAATCACTGGATAAACTTCTTTTTCACCAACCTGGTAAGAGCGTGGTGAATCTTTTGCTAATGTAGCCATTGATCAGCCCCTTATTTATTACCAAGGATACGAACATTGCCTTTTGCATTTGCTTTTTCATATGCAAAATAGCTGTCGTAATCGTCATTAAATTCAGCACGCAGACTTTCATCTTTGTCCCACGTCGCTTTGCAGCGCTCTTCAAGTGGTAGCTTACTGTCATCAACTGCCTGTGAATCATCATCGAGTGATGCACTCACATCAGCAACGTCTTTGCCATCTGACTGAAGATTACCCAAAGCCGAAGCTTTGTTTTTCTTCTCTTCTACCAAAACAGCAACTGCTGCCATTGGACCGGTTGTTTCGCCATCAAAAGCTAATTTATTAATTAGCGCATCATGACCCGGCATAGCTTGAGAAAACACATCCTGAATGCGTTGACGTTCTGCAGTTGCACCATCAGCTTTCGCTGTGTCAGCACCTTCTGCACGAAACGACTCAGCAATATCGGCATGATGTTCCTCGATATAACCTTTCGTAATATCCATTGAATCTTCCTCTTTGGATTTATCGTTAATATCAGCAGTTGATTGATCATCAACCACATCGTTTTCGCTTAGCTGTGCAACACCGGCACTGAATAGCGTTTTCACGTCTTGCCCTTCAGCAAGCGCAGTAATTAATTTATCGATTGACGAAACACCGTCCGCTAACCCCGCACTAATTACTTGTTGACCAATAAACAAACGCCCATCAGCCATATCTTCCAGAACCGTGCTCACCGGCGCGTCTCTGAACAGTGAAACTTTTTCTACAAATACCGAATACAGAGCATCAACACCGTCCTGAATGGATGCTTTACCTTCAGTTGTTAAAGGAGCGTACTGAGAAGAAATACGTTTATATTTACCCGCATAAATTTCAGTAGTGACGTAACCCGATCTTTTTTCGGCCTCAGACACATCAACATGAGTAGCAACAACACCAATTGAACCAACCGTTGTTGTATCGCCCGATACAAAGACGCAATCACAAGCTGCACCAAACGCATATGCCGCTGAAGCCATTAGGCCATTAGCAAAACCCACAATTGGTTTAGTCCCACGCAATTCAAATATTCTGTCTGCCAGCTCAAACGTGCCATCAACCGTGCCACCCGGACTATCAATATCAAGAATAATTGCTTTAACGGAATTATCCTCAACTGCAATTTCAATTTGATTAGCCAGAACTTCTGTTGAAACACCACCAGATATTTCCATAAATAAATTCATACGTTTGGCAACCGGCCCAACCGCTGAAATAATGGCAACACCATCAACAATCTCGATATCTTTTTTCTGATTATTTAGCTCACGACCTAATCGAGCCTCGACACCAGCGATATCAATTTTGTCACCGCGCATATGTGTTTCATAAATGCCGCGAATCTCACGTAACATCTCAGGCATAATCGCCCAAGGCGCTGCCATTACATCCATTAGCTTCATAATTATTTAGCCTCAAAAAAAGACCGCTATTAAGCGGCCTTGTCATCGTCATCTTGTTTATCAGGACTATCGTCAATTAATTCTGGAAACTGGTTTTTTTCAATTAAACCGGCCTCACTTCTAGCCTTATATTCTTTTGCGCTTTGCTGATGATTAACATCCCAGTCACCACCGTTATACTCAGCTGTTTCCTGATCTAAGGTCGTAACACCCGATGCCAAACGCTCACTCTGCGCTTTGGCCTCTTGCAGTTCATTAATCTGACCTTTGCCGGGACCCGTCCAGATAGTGCGTAAATATGCTTTGCGTACTCGTTCATCTTCAAGAAAGCCCGGAGCATACAAACGCCCACTTGCGACTGCCTCCCAGATAACTGCCTCGTACACTGGCTGGCAAAAATATGTGACCAACCAGCCGCGACGTTTTTTAAAAAACTTCCACGCCTCTAAAAATGCAGCCTTACTGGCGCTATAGCTAGATGTAAAATGTTTTATGAGTAATTCAAACGGGATTTCTAAAGCTGAACCAATTTGACGAAGTATCGACATAACAAAAGGATCAAAACCACCATTAGGTCTGCCGGGGTTAGCCGTTTCTATTTTTTCATTTTCACCCAATGAAACAATAGAACCATTACCCATTTCGTATTCTTCATTACCATCATCACCGGTACCCGTACTCTCAAGACCATCACCATTCTCTGTATGAACAAAGACAGTGAACATACCTGAAACAATCGCAGCCATTAGCTCGGCATCGGTATAACGTCCAAGCTGCCTTAATGACTCAATAACGGGTGATAAGTATGGTGCACCCCGACGTTGTCCTGGTCTACGCTGGTCAAACAAGTGCAATACATTACGACGCCCTGTTTTTTTACCAAACGCTTTTACTTTATGCCATTCTTGATTGGAGCGACTAACATTCCCCGGGTGAGATTTTAAAATATGGTATTCAGTGGGCGCGCCATGCTGATCTGTTTTGATACCACCTGCTAATTCAGTTGTATCACGAGCAAAATCTTCATTTTCAACACGATCCGCTTCAACCGCCTGCAGCTTTAATCCAAAAAGCGAACCCGGTCTTTCTATGTAGGGAAGCAAATAAAAGATATCACCATTTTCAAGACTTGAACGGAAAGCCATTTCTTGATGACCATAAAAATTTAATGTTCTTGCAGCATCACATTCCTGACTATCTGCAAACAATGAAAACTCACGCTTAGCATTGGTTTGAAATGTATCAACCTGTTCTTTATTCAAACCCAGATATCGTGCATCGATACTAGGGTGAACTTTTAAACCAGTCCCAACAACATTGGTAACTGCTGTATTAATTGCACCAGCCGCAAGTGGTGTATTTCTTACCAGGTCACGCGAATATTCACGTAATGCAGCTAAATCTGGCAACAAATCAGAATCCGCATCACCACTGGTTACAGAACGACCCTTCATCACACGGCTTGAACGCTTACCACCATTGTAACCACCGCCAGACAAGGCCATCATCATGCGTGATTTTAGGCGTTCTTGACCCTTTACAGGGTTAAAATAACTAACCGTCTTATCAATTATGTTTTGTTTTACCGTAATATTTTTACGGCCAACTTTTACTGAAATATCAGACATATTTAACCTTTAGGAACTGCGCTTTGAACACGTAAACCACCACGACTCAAGCGCTGTACTTTACGCTCCCAAAAATCAATCGTATCGCGTATATGACTTAAATCAGCACGACTTAATGATCGATTGTTAATACTATATGACTGGCCAGATGCAACTTTGTCTTCTGCATCCATCCACGTTTGCAATTTTGCTTCAGCTTGAGCTAATGTTATTCCTACCATCAGAGTGTTACACCTTTACTAATAGTTCCACGCCTGCGGCGCTTTGGTTTTACTGCAGTTGCTGCAACATCAATATCAATCTGGCTATTGCTTTCCCATTCTGCAGCCCATGCCGGTGGGTTATCCCAGTTGAGTTCTTTTCGTTTTTCTTCAATCAGTAATATTTTGTTAAGGCCTTTACCATAGCTAAACAAATCAAACGCTTCGTTACGCGCTTTATTTGGGTTATCCCAGCCTTTGTCATCACGTACTTCTACAGTCAGTTCTTCATAGAACCAGTTACCTAACCAGTCAGGAAAATGTATAAACCCTCGACCCTGATCAGTTCGTTTTAAATCGGCGCTTACTGCATCTTTTGTTTGTGTGGTATTTAAAAGCCAAACCGGAATCTCACCTTTGGCATTCGCTTTTCTTGCTGAACTACCCGAATTATCTGGGTATGATTTCTTAACTAATGGATTGTTTGCATTAGGTTTTGGCCTGATGCCCTTGGTTAAAAAGAAACGCTTTGTTAAACCCAGTCTTTTAATTTTTTGATAAAAACTATAGGCATTCGCTGTAACACCGGGTTGACCAGCCGAGTCACAGATGGTGGCCAGTATCGACATACGACGTGATGAACCGTCATCTAGTTCGTAAGTCTTTTTAATAACCTGATCAATAATCAGATCCCAGTCTTCAATATAACTAGCCGGATCCAACAAGGTAACATCATCATCTGACGTCCGTTTTGATATCTTGATGTCGAAGCGATCAATCACCCAGCATTCATAGTCAACACCGTAGCCATCAACCTGAACAACAAACCGTCCTTTTTGAACATCGATCTTTGCCAGAAGATAACGAACACCTTCCGGTACTTTGTGTTTATTGGACTTCTCAGCACGTTTTTCTATATCAGCAGCAACAATGTCGCTTTGCATTCTGCGTGGCAGATATGGCGCACCCTGATCAACATTAGTGGTTGTTTTAAGTGACTCTTCTGTACCGGTTACTTCATACTCACGTTGAGCATTTAAGTATTTTTCAATTAATGAAAGCCAACTTTGGTATGCAGCGGCAATGCCAGGTAACCAGAACGATGCTATTTTTGTTTTACGACGATCGCCAACCACTTTGCCGTCGATAATCTCGCAGCCTTCTGGGACCCAAAGACCAGAGGCGTTCATTTCTTTTTTATGCTTCTCATCAATAATGCAACCATTCGCACTACAGATAGCGCCGTACTCGCCATGTACCTGCGGGTCGGTTACACCAAATAAATCTTTGTCATATTTAAACGACAACCCTTCAATACCCGGTGGCGGCATGTAGTACTCACCACATTCAGGGCACTTCCAGTACCACCGACGACGATCACCCAAGTTATATAACGACAAAGCCCCGCGGGTTGGCGGGGCTTCGTGTGGCGTGTGGGGTGTCCATTGCGCATCGAGTACTTCAAACCCCGGTGATGTTTCTGCCAGCGTCATACCTCGACTCAAAAAAGTAGTGGTCCGTTTTTGCGATAACGCAAATGGAGAACCCTCTTTATCTATATCCTGTGGCATCCGGTCATAGTCGGTAAGCAACATATTTTTTATGGCTTTACCAGACAACTGATTTATTGATGGCCAACCAATCGATAAGATATTGCCTGCTCTAAATACTTTATCAAATGTATTATCGTTTTTACCGCCAGGCGCCAACTCTGCACCCAGTTCTGGACTATTACGAAGCATTCGAGCCATACGCCGCATTGAGAAATCACGAGCTGTATCACCGGATGTTTGCAATATCATCGTGTCAGATGGATCACACTTGATGACGTAACCAACTTTTGCATCGACCAGTGATTGAGTTTTGCCCGACTGTGCCGGCCCTACAAATATCTCTGCTTCATAATCACGACTGCTTAAGCAATTCATCGGCTCAACCATGTAAGGTGTAACCGATGGGTCATATGGCCCGACGCCGCCACTAGCAGTGCGAACCTTGACAAACTTATTTGCCGCATCACTAACTTTCATGCGTACTGGTGGACGCATCAATTTTGATACATCATTTTTAATAGCAGCAGCTGAACTCATTTTTCTAAGTCTTCTGCCATCTGTATACGCAAAGCATCGATCGCTTTTTCAACTTGTAGCACTGAATCAGGAGGCAATCGACAATCACGTTCAAGAATATCTGGGATAGTATCCAACGTCTTGGTAACCGTCTGGATAATATTTGCCATCTCAAGACGTGCCTGCTCAGTACTGACCGATACACCTGTTTCTCTTTCAAATTTAAGCCGAGATTCTTCTGACTTAAACCAATCCAGTCTTTCTTTAGGTGACATCAACGCAGGATCAGATACAACCTCCTGCTCATCAAACTGCAAAATAGCCATTGCAGCTGGTTTTATTTTATAAACCGGATGTCCTTTATCCTTGCCCACTGGCTGAACCGATGCAGCTGCTAATCTCTTAGTGACAGTCTCACGTGCAATACCAAACTCACGCGCGAGCGACGACAATGAAAACGTAAGGCCATTAGCCTGATCGCTCACAGTTGCTGCCATAAAAAACCACTCGATTCATATAATTAAATCGTCCAATTAAATCCAATAAAAATTAAATAAAAACACATCAGAATGAAGACAACACCAGATAAGAACCTATCCATACATCACCAACTCTTCCTAAAAGGAACCCTGATGCCGAGACCATAAGCCTCCCAAAAACTGTCGAAAACCGGGGTTCGAATTACCCGTGTTCGTCTCAGACGCTCAGAAGGACCCAAAATTTATTTTGCATATCATCTTGCCGTTGCCAGGGCGCGTTTCATTTCGTGATTGAATCTTGCTGTGAACATTCTCTTTGCTGTACGTTCAGCTACTGCATGGAACTTGAAGCGTCGATTATATGTAGGGCGCTTCACAAACAAGAACAGCAGTGCCGGCAAACCTTTTCGAAGTTTGTTCACATCCCATATGCCATGCGTACCACTAACAATGCCAGAGAA